GGACCTGGCCTACGTGGCGCTACTCAATGATTCATTAGCGGTATGCGCCGACAATGAGGAGATCGCCAAGAGCATCAAAGAGGATAGGCACAGCTGATGGCTGAAAGTACCATTATCAAAGAGTTCTTGGTCGCACTCGGCTATAAGCACGACGAGACCGCAGCCAAAAAACTCAAAGATGGCGTCGTCTCGGTCACTAAGGCAGTGGAGCACCTCGGCATCAGGATCGAGGCTACTGCGCTCGCGGTGGCTTATGGTGTAATGCGATTTGCCTCTAACCTCGAACAACTGTATTTCGCCGCGCAGCGCACTGGTAGTAGCGCCGATCAGCTGCAGGCATTCGGCCTTGCCGCTCGAAACTTTGGCTCTAGCATCGACGAGGCACAGGGATCGGTTGAGGGATTAGCGGCGACGCTGCGCAGTAATCCAGGCATGAGTAACGTTATCGCTGGGTGGCTCGGAACCGCCGGTCTGTCCACCGCCGGGCTCGCACGCGATACGCGCGGCAACCTAGTCGCTAGTATCGGCCTGATGTCGAGACTCGGGCAGATGTTCCAGACGCAGATAGCGCGTGGTCAGACATTCCTGGCCACGTCGCTCGCAGGGCAACTCGGCATCTCCGATAAGACCATGTTAGCGATGGCGGCGCCGGGCTTCCAGGAAGAACTAGAGAAGATGGAGAAGCGCCGCCAGGGCTGGCAGAAGACCTCTGAAGCTGCACACCGCTTCATGAACCAGCTCGAAGAGCTGAAGATGTCGTTCTTCCAGATGATGCTGGGCTTCGAAGGTCCTGCCATGGCAGCGATGCAGGGACTATTTACGAAACTCTCGAGGTTGATGAAGGATCACGGCAAGCAGATCGTCGACGATCTTGCTGGCATCTTCGCGTTCTTAATAGACGGTATCGGTCGCCTTATTGATTGGCTAGATCTACACGGCAAGGAGATGATCGTCCGGCTCGAGGCGTTGTTCCTCGATCTCAATTTCAATTTCACGATGTACATCGAGCCTGTGTTCTCGTGGCTCTACACGAAGATCGTCGAGCTCGACAAGGCCACCGACGGGTGGAGCACTAAGATCGGATTAGTGCTACTCGGCCTAAAGGCTCTTGGCGCTACCGGCCTCGTCACTGGTATCCTGAATCTTGGCGCGGGATTAGCCAAAGCAGCGACGGGCTTAGTCGTGGCGGGCGCTGCCGAGGGCGCCAGCGCGTGGGCCGTAGCGGGCGCTGCGTTCGGTGTAGCTGCATGGGGTGCTATCGGTTATGGTTTAGGCACGCTAGCCTATAACTTGATGCCTGAGTCGTGGCAGCGAAAAGTAGGCGACACCATTGGCCCTTGGGTGGATAAGATCGCACATGCGGTCGATGTGGCTAATGCTGCCGCTGCTGCTGATCCAGGACACGGTTTCATTCCCGGACGCGCTAACAGCAATAATCTTAACTCAAAGATCGAACTTAGCCTGACGGTTAGTGGTACCGGCCAGCCTGAGACGATCGCCAAACACATCGCCTCTGAGACCGAAGCAGCACTGAGGCGAGCGCAGGCCGATCTCGTCCGCGAGTTCTCATCGGTGGTCAGATGAGCGCTATCATCTCAGAGCTCGTCGGCATCGGAGCGTCGGTCCTGAGTAACGTGCTGACCGTGATTCCTCAAGGGCAGTTTATACCTGCGGGTGGCGGTACGATCAATATCCCGGCTACGTTTGAAGAGACTATGACCGACCTGGTCACCGTCACCGACCACCCAGTCGAGGCGGGTGCGCAGATCTCGGACCATGCTTACTATCGCCCCGCTGAACTGACGATGCACTGCGGTTGGTCTAACTCGAGTTCGTTCTCGCTGCAGAGCGCTGCATCGTCGCTGTTCTCAGGCGGCGGAATCTCGTCGTTCGCGTCTACGATCTTCGGGCAGAATCCGCCGGTGTCAGGCGGCGGTATGACGGTCTCAGATTTCGTATCTGGTATCTACTCGCAGCTACTAGCCTTGCAGCAATCGCTCGTTCCATTTACGGTGGTCACGTCGATCCGTCAGTACACCAATATGATGATGACGTTACTAACCGTGACCCGCGATAAGAAGACTAGCCAAGCGTTAATGGTTACGGCGACGATGCGCCAGGTTATTATCGTCAGCACTAGCACGGCGACGCTACCGTTACTAGCCAACCAACAGTTACCGCAACTATCGGCGGAGGATACCTTCTTAGGACCTCAGAATCTGACGTCTGACGTATCGCCTTCACCTGGCGGATCGCCGGGTCCTGCTGAGTGGCCGCCCGGTAGCGATGAGGCAGCTGGTGTAGATCCACTAGTTGCGCAGGGGCCCTAAGATGACTAGCTTCTTTGCCGTGCCTCTGCAGCCGCAACCCCAGATTTTTACCATCCAACTGAGCGGCGTGACGTACACACTTACTCTGCGTTATCGTAGCATTGATCAAGGGGGCTGGGTCTTAGATATCGGGGATACTAATAATAATCCGATCGCTCAGGGTATACCCCTGATAACAGGTTCGAACTTGCTAGCGCAGTACGCTTACCTCGGATTCGTCGGCGCGCTCTGGGTGCAGACGCTCAGTAACCCCGATGTTGTGCCTACTTTTAAGAATCTGGGGTCGGACGGACAACTCTTCTACGTGACTCCATGACACAACAATACCTAAGAAAGATATCCCTGATCGTCTCTACCTCTAGTGGTAGCGGCATCGAGTTCGGTGATTTCTGGATCGTATTCACAGTGAGGCGTGGCGATATGCAGACGCCAAACTCACTGGACGTACGCATCTATAACTTGAAGCCCGATACGGCCAACAAGATTGCTAAGAAAGAGTTCACTACGATCTCGCTGTCGGCTGGCTACCACGATAACGAGGGAATCTTATTCCAGGGGAGCATCGTACAGTTTCGCCAGGGGCGGGTGAATCAACTAGACTCGTATGTCGACATCACGGCAGCTGATAGCGATCGTGCATATAACTATGCGACAATCTCTGCTTCGCCCCCGGCTGGAACTAAAAAGGGTAGTGTCGCGGATATCATCCAGGGGGCTATGAATGCTAAGTCCATAGGTCAGGCGATCACTCAAGGATATCGGCCCAACTTTAAACCCAATGTCTCGATTCGCGGGCAAGCGCTGTACGGCATGGCGCGCGACGAATGCCGAGACTTCGCCCTGGCGAATGAGTGCAAGTGGTCGTTACAAGACGGCGCGTTGACATTCATCCCGTGGACTAGCTTTATCTCAGGGGGGCCGATCCCGGAGATCTCAGTGAGCACCGGACTTATCGGAGTACCTGAGCAGACGCAAGCTGGAATTAACATTCGCACACTCTTGAATCCGAACATTAAAGTGGGGAGTCTGATAAAGCTGAATTCGCAGATCAACCGCTTTAGGTTTAATCTCGACTACCCGTCACAGTCTACTAACCCACAGACTTTGTTACAAACGCAGATCGCGCCGAACATCGGACCGAATACGGGTAATCCCTCCGATCAGCAGGGACTCTATTACGTTATGGTAGCCAACCACAGCGGCAATACGCGCGGTGAGAACTGGTACTCGGACTTGATCTGCCTATCGGCGGACGCGACGCTAGTTAACAAAGATCAGGCGAATGCACTACTACAGACCGGGCCGGTCCCTATTTTCCGAAATGGTGGGACTTAAGTGGACCAGCGCGAACGCTACCCCGACGAGCCCGAAAGTTTTAGACTAGCTCTTGAGTACCTGCAAAGTCGTATGTGGACAGCACTGCCGTGTGTGGTGGTAGCGTTTCCGTCAGCCTCTGGTATCAGCAAAATGATGCTCGACGCGCAGCCCTCACTCGCTGGACAAGTGCTCAACGAGAAGGGTGAGTTCGACACTTTGCAGATGCCGGTGCTACTCGATTTACCGATAGTCTTCCCAGGTGGGGGCGGGTGTACACTAACGTTCCCGATCAAACGAGGCGACGAGTGCTGGGTGGTGTTCGGCTCGCGCTGCATAGATGGCTGGTGGAAGAACGGCCCAGGAACCGCCGAGGCGACTGCTGATATCGCGCCACCCCCTGAGCAGCGAATGCATAGTCTCTCGGACGGTGTGGCGTATGTCGGCTTGCGTTCGAAGCCTCGCGAGTTCGACGTCGATCAGACCACGGCGCAGCTACGCTCAGACGATAATGCAGCGATTATCTCGATGGACCCGGATGCGCATGATATAGCAGTCACCTCGACGGATGGCAACGTGGACGTGATCGTCGACCAGGGGGATGTAAACGTCACGGCGAATCAGGGTAATGTTACTCTTACGACTTCTAATGGCCAAGTGAACGCCAACGGGGTC